ACCGATGGCCTGCGCGCCGGAGACGTCGCGGAGATCACCGAATCCGCTAACCCGCTGCTCAAAGGTAGACGGCTCCGTCTCGTCTCCCCGCAATCGGAGAAGACGCACGCCACAGCCTGCCGCTGGAACGCGAAGGAGGACGCATGAGCGTCACAAGCCTGTTCGACGCGTCCGAGCTGACCGCCTTCGGAGACCGACTGCTCGCCAAAGGCGTGGCCAGACGCGCGGCCATCACCATGGCCGTGAAGAAAGGCGCGCAGAATGTCAAGAACGATTTGCGCGAAGACCTCTCCGGCTCCGGCAACAAGGCGTTCCGGCGCATACCCATCACCTACGAGGTGAAGGCGACGCCCGGACGCATCACGGCCGAGATCGGCCCGTCGAAGGGCGGCGCCGGCAGTCTCGCCAACATCGCCTTCTTCGGCACCGCAAAAGGCGGTGGAACGCACGAATTCTACGAGCATGGCGAGGACGAGTTGCCGCGTCTCGCCGAACACGTCGCCAAAGCGGCCGTGGAGGTGGTCTGAATGACCTCGATCATGACATTGACCGACACGATCCTTGACCACGTCCCACAGCCCTCCGAAGGCTGGGCCGTGTACCGTCAGACGGCTCCGAAACCGACCGACAAGCCGCCGTGGATCATCGAGACCGTCACGACGAACGGCCATCTGGTCGGCGAGACGCAACGGCCGCATGGCGGCATCGGCACGCTGCAGGTGCGCATCGTCAGCACCACGGCCGACTCGGTCAACGTGGTCGCCGACGACCTCATGATCCCGCGGCTGACCGGCAAGCGGTTCGTGGCCAAGGGCTTCGATACCGGCTGCCTCACTATCTCGTCCGACAGCGG